TCAGACGTATTTCTTCAAAACCGGGCCTAGCCCGGTTTTTTTCAATCCTGTTGCCTGCTCCACCTCAATACGTCTGACAACGCTGTAACTGACACCGAGCGCACGCCCCACCGACCGCTTAGATTCCCCCACCGCGAGCCGGCGCAAGACCTCCCCCTCTTGCTCATCCGTCAGGATTTTCGGACGACCAACACGGCCACCGCGCCGCCAGTTCGCCAACTGACCCGCAATACTTCGCTCCCGGATCAGACTGCGCTCAAACTCCCCAACAGCGCCAAGGAGCTGCAGCATCAGCACACCTGCCGCACTGGACGTGTCAATAGGTTCCGTGAGGCTGCGAAACCCCGCGCCGACCCTCTCCAGGCGCTCCAGAATGTTCAGCAGGTCCCGCAGACTGCGGGCCACTCGATCAAGCTTGTAGACGACCAGGACATGCCCAGGCCGCAGACCCGCAAGCGCCCGCTGAAGCTGCGGGCGAGCACCAACAGAGCTTGTCTTTTCTTCGTAGATCGTGAAGCACCCAACCCGCTGCAGCGCGTCGAGCTGCAGGGCCGTCTCTTGCTCGGTCGTACTGACCCGCGCATAGCCTATGAGCATGGATCAGCGGAAACCGGACACTCTGAAGACCACGAACAGCAACAGGGCCAAGCCGCACCAGAACATCACGATCAGGGTCCAATGCCAACGCTTTACGGGCTTGTCCTGCTGCCCAGAATCCTGCCACTCAGATGCGGCGCGACGCCCCCTAGACTGCTTCGGGTAATAGAGATCGCACTGCTGCCCAAAATCCTGCCACTCATCCCGGGCACGACGCCCCCTAAACTGCTTCGGGTAATAGCGATAGTCCTGTTCTTGCATGCGCTTTTCCTCCTGCGCAAATTGTGCCAAATCGTGACAGCCGCGCGCATGGGCGTTTGGCGTTGTCCCCGCACCGACCGCAGGCGCCGCGCCAGTCGCTTCGCTTGGTGGCACGTCCCCTGCTTTTCGTCGGTGCTTGCGTGCTGAAAAAGCCACATCGCCGCAGCCCGTCGAGATCCCCCCCCAAGACCCCTAACTGAAGTGAGGGGCGCTTGGGGGGGGATCTTTTATCGACGGGCCGCAGCGATGCGGCTTTTTCTTTGTGTGCCTACAACGCCCCCCCCCGCCCCCTTCCAGGGGGAGCGAGGAAGCACGAGCGAAGAGGATCAAAAAAGGAGAGGCAGCATGATCGCAGCGAACTACAGGAAGCACCCCGAAGCCATGGCGCTACAGCTCGTCCTGGCCTTCGGCCATGCGCTTGTGTGGGCGCTGCCGCGCCCCACGACACGCACGCTTCGCGCGATCCGTTCCGCCCGTGCTGCGGCCTTCAAGTTGGCCGGTCGCATCGCGTACCCGGTCGCAAAAGTAAAACCGCAATATGCACGCGATGCCGACCGCCGCGCCCGCAAGCTGGTCGACCTAGTGAAGCGTGCATGCCTCCGCCTGCAATTTGAAGAACCAAAGCCCTTGAAAGGATTTGCGGCACACCTTGCACGGTGCGACGAGAACTTCAACCGCTACACGTTCAACATCACCGCGTAATACACGCTCAGAGCTTCATCGCTTCGGCGAGGCCCCAGAGGACAGCGGAAAGGCCAAACGCCACGCCGAACGCGAAGCCGCCGCCGACATCAATCACGAACCGCGCCAGCATCCGGGGCCAATGCTGCGCCCACTCGCGCCTGTCCTCTTCGTGCAGCACGCGCACCCGTGCGCGCAACTCTTCCATCGTCAATCTGTCCTGCATACATCGTCCTTTGGTTGCTCAAACGCCCGCATTGACGGGCTGTGCCTGCTGTTGCGGCTGATCGTTGCGCGCCTGGGCGTCACTGTCCGCCCGCGCCGCTGGCGCGTGCTGGCCGTAGGGATCGAATGGGCGGTTCTCGATCCAGGCGCGGCACTCGCGATCGCTCATGCCGGGGTCTGTGCCTTGCTGCGTGATGCACTTGCAACGCTGCGGCAGGCAGTAGCCGCCGACTACCTGCGGCATCACCGCGACCTTTCGCAAATGGTCGTATGCGGGCGCGGATTCCGGGCGATGGGACACGCGAGGTATCCAAGCGATTCGGTCATCAATCGGCACCACCGCATTGCCACCCGTTGCCCCCGTCTGACTGTGCGCGGACTGCACACCGTTCGGCGAGGTCGCAGCCTTCAGCACGCCCGCGCCTGAAGGCGCTTGTGCTGGTGCGACCTTCGAAGAGATGGAGCCGTAGGCGTACCAGGACAGAGCGCCGAACGCCGCGACCGCCACGCCGGCCAGGAGCACCGTCCGCGGAAATGAGCGCAGCGGCTTGATGTGAATCGACGCGCTTTTGTACTGGCCAAAAATGGCCTTCGGCAGTCGATAGCGCTTCTTGATCGGAGCCTGTTTCCAGCCCGCCGCCGCGTTTTCGCAGCACTCGGGCCACTCATACCACCAGCGACCCAAGATGCCCACATCGCGCAGATGCACATGCCTGCCGACCAGGGCGCGGACGTTGCTGTCGATCAGCCGGGGCGCCTGGGTGACGAGGTAGAAATCAAGGCCCCTATGTCGATGCGTTTCGAGCGCGGAAATGTCGGGCGGGACTTTGGAGCCAGGACCGCGCGGACGCCACACGCGTTGCACTTCGTCGATGACGATGATGGAGCCATCGGGCACCGAGTCAGGCCACGTCGTGGGGTCGTCCAGCTCGACGTGCGGGATTTGCAAGTCGGGGATGCCGTTGCAGTAGATGGCCCGATCTTTCGCCAGCTCAGAGAGCAGCGAGACGAGCGCCGCCGACTTGCCCGCGCCTGGGGCGCCAGTGATGACGGTGATCACCCGGTCACCTTCAGCGCAAAGCGCTTCATGATGATCCACGACAGCGAAGCCGTCATGCCGCCCGCCGTGATCGCCAACGCCTGAAAAAACCCGGCCATGGCCAGGATGGAGGCAACCTCACTGCCAAGCTGCCCTAGAGCACCCTTAGCCGCCGACAGCGCGGACGTGAGCGCCGCATCGGCGCCCACATACGTGACCGTGCCAAGGCCCAGACCGACGAGCACCCGAGTGACCAGGGGCCACGCCAACGCGCCCAACCATGCCGCAATGTTTCCCATGTCGTGATCCTTTCAAAACCAAATACAGGGCGAACCCCTACGGGGCCGGGCTCTGGCCCTTCGGGTTGAGTCTTCGTCTCAATCGAACAAGTTCGACTAACGATCCCTTTCGCTTTCACTCAAACAACGGGGGACGACCTGGGCGCCCTTACGCCCCGTCCCACTTCGAGCGGCCCCACTACGGTCAGACCCACTTCAGGCGGTCCCACTTCGCCCCGTCCCACTTCAACAGGCCCCACTTCATGCGACCCACTCCTTCGGCCCCACTACGCCCCGTCCCACTACGCGCCGATCCACTACGTGTCATCGGCGCTTCGTGTCGCCGGGGCTTCGTGGGGGCGTGTCGTCTTCATTGCGTGTCGTCCTGTCTACGTGTCGCCGGGGCTACGTGTCGCCCGCCTTGCGTGTCGTCTTCTCTTCGTGTCGTCCGCTCTACGTGTCGCCGGGGCTCCAGGGCGCCCAGGCCGTCCCCCTCCCTGCGTTGAAGGTCAGGATTTGCGGGCCACGCCAATGAAGGCAAAGGCAGCACCCAGCCACGCGAGAGCGAGCACCACAGGACGCAGGCCGCTCGCAAACGAACACACCAAGTCAAAAGGCATCGGCACCGCAAACCCTTGCACATAGATCGTGCGAGCCGCTGGACACCCCCCATTAGCAGGCCCCCACCCCATGTCAGGCGTGATCGTGAATGTCTTGTTCTCATTGACAACCGGATCAGGTTCAAGCTCGCCAAGCTCCGACTTTTGACACGCCAAAATGCCCGGATTTTTCTCGCACAGGTCCGGCGTAGTTTTCTCAGTTTCCTGCCCAACCGGGTCCAGAGCAGGGGGCGTGACCGGCGCCGCCAAAGCATCCGGCGAGGTCTTGAGAATGTCCTTCGGCTGCAAATCGACGCGCCAGCGTTCCGTAGCCGTTGGCGACGGGACCGCGTCGACCACCGGCTGACTCCATTTCTGAGGGTCAGAACCGGGCACCGCCTGGGGCTCACCCATGGGGACCCGCAGAGTCTCCGGCTGACCCTCCCCCGAGGGATTCAGCACCGGGTCCTGAACAGGCCAATCGATCTCCAGTTCCTGCGGCACGCCAACGGGCACGGGATACGGCGCCATCTTGTTTTCCATGTCGGTTTTTGTGATCTCCCGCGTTGTCGTCGTGTTGTACGGGGGGATTGACTGCGCCACGGCCGCCGCGTACTGGCTCCACGTATTGCCCGGATTGCCGACGATGAGATGGCACACGGGGCTCGCACCGCCCGACGAGTTCGTCCCGATAGCTACCGGTAAATTCATCCATTTTTTCCCCGTCCAATACGACGTGCACGCCGAATGAATGTCATAGCTCCACTCAGCCTGCGACGGATCGCCTTTGTACCGATAGCAATTCGTCGCGCACTCGATGCCGTTCAGCGTTTCGAACCACCGTTGCCCATCGCTAGTGAGCCCCTTCGAACGAAGCCACTCAGCAGCCAGGGGCATCGCAATCGTCGCACCTGCCGCCGCAGCAAAAAGCAGCGGATTGCCAAACGCAAACCGGGCCGCGTACTGGCCCGCATTGGCGGCCATCTGCATGGACACCGGAAACGCCACCACACGCCCACCCACATTGAGGCCAGCAGACGCCGCAAAACGACCAGCGGAGTACGTAAACGTGGAGGACTTGGCCGACTTGAAGGACTGCAGATCAGCGACTGCGGAGTAGCCAGCAGGCGGCGACAGTTGCGCATAGCCAGCAGATGCCGACCCGACGCACGACAGCAGCACAGCCGCTATCAGCCCTGAACGATGATCCATGCAACCCCCAAGATACCGACCAACACACACCAGAAATCAGGCGTTGCCATAGCTGCCCTCTGTCTCGCCGCGAAGCGCGCGTGCAATGAACATGACGGCAAACACCGCAAGCCACGCAGCCACGATGCCCCAGCCAAATTGCAGCGCGTCCTCCGCACCCAACAGGTTGCACGGCTGGGCCGTATACGGGGCCACCACCGTCAACGCAGTGCCACCACCTACGGGCGTAAACGCATACGTGATGGACGCACCGGACACGCTGGCCGCGTCGATCACGTATGCACTCGCGCCATGCTGGACGATGACGCCGACCTGGGCCGATGCGGACACCTGGGCAGCAGCTTGAGCGGTGGCGTAACACGCCGATCCGACTTGATAGCTCATGAGTTCCTTTCAGTGACCCCCGCCAGGGGAGGGATTCCAGCGGGGGCCGATCGACTGTCTACCGCGTCGCTTTTTACAGGCCCTTGCGGATGAACTTGATCGCAGCAACGGCGATGATGGCCACCAGCACGGCACCGGCCACGGCGAGGCCGTCCGTCTTCATGGCGGCAACGGCGGAGGTCACTTCGGCGGGGACGTCAGCGAAGGCAGAGCCAGCGGTAGCGGCGACGAACGCGGGCACGGCGGCGAGACGGAGAGCGAGAGATTTACGCATGATGCGGTTTCCTTTTCAGTTGGTTGATTGATGGCCGATTGCCACCCCGCAGCCCGGCACGCCGGGCTCTAGGCTAGTAATCGTTGATGGTCCCCAGACGGTCCAGGTCGATCACAACGGCTTCATCGTCGGCTTCCGTGTGGTCTTGCAGAAGCTGCACGATGGATTCGCTATCACGCACCACACCGCCGCCAGCTTCGCGCAGGCTTGCCACCCATTCCGGTTGCCCATCCTCCAAGGACGGGGCCAGGAATCGGCCCGTTGCCAGTGACTGGATGAGCAGCCGCATGGCTTACGCTTTCTTGACCTGTTCGACGGGCTTGATTTCGACGAGAGACAGCTTGGCGCCGTCTTCGCGCGCGGCTTCCATCTCGAACGTGGCCTTCGCCTTGATAGGAAGCGATGCGCCCAGGTGCGCCCACTTGTCGAACTCGCTCGCGTCGCCGAGCTTGAAGGGACGCGTGACACGACCGATGGAGCGGCCCGCATTGTTTTCCTTCAGGTCCACTTCGCAATGGAACGTGGTGGAGCTGAAGGCGCGGCCTTCGAACTCGCCCTTCGATTCCTTGACGGCGTGAACGATGACTTCCGATTCGAAACGCATGATGTTTTCCTCTATGGCCCTTGGTTGACCGTTACGCGAAGGCAGGGCGCACGCCTTCCACGGTGATGACTCGACGGCAGGCACCCGCGAACGCTTCGCGGATTTCCTGGCCCTTGAAGCGCTCCAGGCGACCCGGCAACTTGACGTGCTCGAACAAATCGAGGAACGAATTGAATTCGTCGCCCATGTACTTCAAAGCCACCGCGAGAGACGGGGCGGCTGTCTGAAGGGTCCACCGCAGATTACGGGTCACCTCGGCTTCGACGGTTTCCGCCGGGAGGCGAGGCACGCACTTGACGGGCTCAGGCGTGACCATCTCGGCAGCCTGGGCGAGCGTGGCGGCGTGCCAGTCACTGGCACCCGCGAAGAAGTCAGCAGGGCGGCGCAGCATGTCACTCGGCAGAACGCGCAGCTTGTTCCCATAGCGCAGCTCGACACGCACCCATGGGCTATTGGCTTCGTGGCCGTAGAGCTGATCGCCTTTTTCATAGATGTTGGTGACCTTGCCGGCGCCCCTGCTGCCGATGTAGAGGCTTCGCGAGTGGCCTTGCATCCACTTGCCTTGCTGGTCGCTTTCCGGGCGTTTGCCGCGCACGTCAAAGCCGCCCGAGTGGTAGACGCCTTCAAGTTCCTTCATGTCGCCCCAGGGGGCGCCATCGAACAAATCGAGCGCCAGATCACCACGGGTCAGCTCACCTTCGTGCTGGTCAATGAGGTCCGCCAAAGCGCTATTCCAGCCAGGAACAGCGAAGGTGCACGCTTCACCATAGAGGTTGCAATGGATGGTGCTGGACTGCGCCGCCTGCCGTTTGCTGGTGCTGCTGGCAAGGTATCCGACCCAACCCACCTCACGCCCGTTACGTTCGATGCTCCAACGGAATTTATAGAAGTCGTGACCCTTACGGACCTCCGACGCCACGGCAAACGATTCGCCGAGGATCACGCAGACAGCACGGGCCATGTCCAAGGCTTGTTGACTGGCGGCATAGTCGCAGTCGGGCAGCTCGGCCAGCAATTGACGAAAACGAGCTTCTCGCGTGGACTGGTCCCAGATGTTGGCCTCCGGCAGCGGGAAAAGGTCATCAACGGCAGGCGCTGGAGCCTTGCGAAGCGAGGTCGTGAAGCGCACCCAATCCACATGAACCGGGGTCTTGCTTGCAAGCCTTTCGGCTTGCAAACGAACCTTCACTTCGTTGCCATCGAGAACGAGGACGTTCGGGCGGGTCATGCCTGAACTCCGGTCAGAACGCAGGCACGGCAGGCCACCGGGTGGGCGTTGTAGTTGTTCTCCCCGTAGTTACCATCGGGGTCACCAGCCACCACCGCGCCCGATGCGCCGCCCGCCGCCGCGCTTCGCTTGCCGTCGGCGGTCGCCGCTTCGGTCCCGAAGTAAGCAGCACGAGGCCCGAAGGTCGCCACGAGGTTTTGCACCAGGGCCTGAATTTCGTTTGAGGGTTGAGCATCAGCAGATGCAGCAGAAACAGCCGGGCGATCCCCTGACGGGGCCGGGCTCTGGCCCTGCGGGTTGAGCCCCTGACGGGTCTCAATCGTCTGACGACGACTAACGATCCCTATCGCAAACAGCCCTGCACACGCCAAGCCATAGGCGCCCCGAGGACCGCGCACACGCTCCACCCCTTGCGGGCTGACTTCGTGCGGCTGGCGTCGATCTGGTGCGGTTTGCATGGGGTTCCCTCTGGCTGGTACAGTTCGCTTTACCGTTCTGGTACGTTGTACCGAACGTGCACAATGTACACGACATGCACAAGGGGTAACAAATGTTTACCGAATTAGTCAAGAACTTGACAACCCAACAGATTCAGGAATTGGGCCGCTACGGCATTCATCACAGCCGCGTGAGCGAGTGGAAGCACGGAAAACGCCTGCCGACAAGGCAGCAGGCCGTATGCCTGGCAGCCGTAACAAGCTGTAACTTGGCAGAGCTGCAAGACGAGCTAACGATCCTCGAAGCCAAACCCGAGACCGTGGAGGTCATCAAGGCACTGTTGGGAAAACTCCGTAGCGGTGCAAACGAAAGCGTGATGCCGCGACTTAAAACGCAACTAAACTCACCCCTTTTGTGA